CCAAGGGCGATTGAGCACTCGAAGGAGCACTACAATCGCTCCCGTTGTGACTAAGTCACTCTACGCCTAATCGGCGTAGACCATTCCAACTGTTATGCTTGACGCAGTTGGACGTCCACCCATCAGAAGATGGTCACTTGAAGTTTCAAGGAGATTCAAAGGCCCGTAAGGGTTCTTAAATTCCGATTTGAAACCAAGTGTCTTCATGAGCGCAGGAAAACCGTCAATGGAACTTTTCCGTTGACGATACCTAACTCGAGCAGCCCTAACCATAGGCCGCTGGTACCGACCGCCAATCCGTTCTCCTATAATAGGAAGAAAGGAATGTCGACCGAGCGCTGATGATGATTCACTAACTGCCGGAAAAGGAATCAAACTCTCTATAAAGAGGTCTAATTCCTTAACGGTTTTCCAATAACCAGCCTTATAAAGTTGGTTACGGAAGGAAACTAGTGAAACCATTTCTTCAACGTGCTTACGCGATAAGGGAAGCTCTCTACGGAACTTCACGACGGAAACGTCGTGTCCGTTAAAGTATTCCTTACCACAAGACTCTCTGAACTTACCAGTCCAGAATGACTTGTGTGAGTTAACCTTCGAGCCTAAGGCTCCTAGGGCATCTCTCACGTAAGTGGCCGTGTCTGCGGGGACGATTATATCGTCACCGTAGATGCGTACCCGGTCCTTTAGGGATATAATATCCTTCCAGGACTTAAACGTGGTGTTATATGCTCTTTCTATACCAACTAAAGCTATGGCAAAGAAAACCATAGTTTCTATTGGAAAGCATAGAGCAGACCCCATAGACGCGTACTTTTCCAAGGTGATAACACCGTGGCCTGGTACGTTCGCTTGTGCAGTTCTGGTTACGTATAAGGCATCCCGAAGATCGGGATACCCAGATACCATACCATACACAAGTGACCAAGGAATTCTATCAGATGCTTCACTTAAATCAAGTGTTGCAAGGGACCCATCAAGGGACCCTACATACGCCAAGCGCTGGTTAGGCTCTTGGTACTCTGTACTGATAAAGTCGTACAGGAAAGACCTGTCGACTTCAGAATTAATAGCCGAGGCTAGACCCTGCTGCAAATATTGCACATAGGTCGGCTCAACTGCTATAATCCTAGGAGTTTCTTGTGTTTTAGGAACGGCGATCACCCTTGAAGGGAGTTCGCCGCCCGGGGGAAGAAAGTTAACCTGATCGAAATCATCTAAGGAATATCCCCTAGTGGTACAATACCACCAATAAGGGAATACACTTTCGGTGAGATCTGACCACGTGTCGAACACGAATTTAGCATTAGCTACTTTCTTGTCGGCAGTGGCTCCAGGCCCATGTTTTGGGACGATAGACATGCTAGCAATAGCATTATCGACCCCATACCAAACATGGGAATAACATAAACGAGATAGCCTCAAAAAGGCCTCAGCATACGCTCCAATATCACTATTGGAGACACTGATTTCATCAGTGCTGCGAGCAAAATCCGAATAATTCCGGAGATTCTCATTTATGTTAAATAACTCTCTATCAGTCTCGACATATTTATCGAAAGCTAAACGAGTAATTTCGTCTGTGCACTCTATTTCAATTTTCTTGAATAGGACACATATCTGACGAAGACTTCGGATAGCAGAAGGATCAACAGTGTCGAGCATAACACCAGTTGCGCGATCGAAAATGAGCTCCATAAATCCCCCAAGAAAAACTGGGAGGTTTTGCCTAGACCTGAAATCAGGAAATAGGTCGGGAGTCGCACACTCTCTGGAAAGGGCTACAAGTAGACCTTTTTCGAAACGTGGCAGGATAACGGTTAAAAACCGCTGACCCTCATTTTCAAATCGACGTTCGATCGTTTTAAGATCGACCGTGGTATCGACCGAGCATATATCGCCGCATTCTGCGACGATACTGGCCAGGAGTGTTAATAGGCTTTTCATGTTGCCCCTTTCGAGGGACTTCATCCAGAGCCAATAAACACAATTACTCAGATCAACCATCCTTTTGGGATGGCACAGAAGACCTAGGTGGGGCAAAAGCCCCACCTAAGTAGAGTCTATTAGGACTCTAGCGCAAGTACCTTTTTGGCAACTGCGTTCGTGGAAGCGGTAAGCCAGGTGAAAACACCCTCGAGCTCCAAGAGCTCGGCTTCCGTAAATCCGGCGAGTGGACGATCAAAAGTGATGTTCAGCCATGCTGAAACTTCACTCTTTAGATCAGTCAACGCGTCTGTACTAATCTTCTTACGAAGAACTTGTACAAGCGAACGTTTGCGCGTCTTAGTCACTTGGTGCGACACCCGTAGGGCGTACGTACCGGTAGTGTCCATATATGTCGCGTCCTGACTTCCAGTCAGGATACGCGCCAGCGTCTGGGCACTGCCAATAGTGACAGTCTGTGGATCTGAAAGTGCCATAGTGGCCCTCCTGTATTAGTGGTAACTATCACAATGAAGAAAATCTCCATCATGATCAAACGGGCGGGATTTCCGTCCGATTGTCGTGCTCAAATATCAGGAACAGAAGCTGAAATTCCTCAAAAGTCATCTCCTCGTCTTTCGACAAGAAGGGACTCCATCCGAAGCTCAACGACATTCCCTCTAAGCTGAACACTAGTTTACGCTTTTCCGGGTTATGCCCAGAGCGGCGAGTATTGCCCACTGTTGCGGATTTAACGCAACATTAGTTGGCAATATGAACCCATACGGATTGGCTCGTAATCTCTCCACGCGAGTGGAAAGATAAACAGAGCGCACGGATTTTATGCTTGTAGCACCGATATTAGCCGTAACTTTGGTTTCTTGGATAACGGTTTGAACCGTTTTACCCATGATATAACCATAGTTAATCACGAGACTATCGTCTTTTACCTTTTCATACAAGTCAAGAGACTTACGTATGTTAAGGAACCAGTCGACAAGCCAGGAGAAAGGTATTAACTGCCAGATGCGATCAAGGGTAACATCAGCTCCAATAATATATTTGGAGTAGAGTCCCATGAACCGGACATAGGAATTTTCAAGGTCCCTATGAACCGGCATCACGCGAGTAAAGCTTCCTGAAAAGGAAACCGATCTCGCTTGACGCATTGTCAACGAAGTTTGAAGCCCATAATAATTACCGACATCAGCTTGGGAACTACCCGTATAAGACGGATTGTAACCCATCATGTTGGCGGTAAGATACCCTTGCTGAGACAACTCAGATGAGTTGAATTGAGCAAGAGCATCAGGGATATCAAACTTCATATTCCTCCGGACACCTAAACCGCTATCTCTTTCGAGTTGCAGTAGGGTTTTAGTCGCGCTACTAAGTTGCGAGACTAGTCCTTGTAGATCCTGCACTGTC